GGAAGGCCGAACAAAAAGCAGGGAGTGACACCACTCATACCTCACTTTGTTATCCTCGACCGTGAAATCTAAACTTTCGAGCAATACAAAAACAATCACCACCAGTGAAACCTGGTGGTGTTTAAAAATTCACTTACTGGAAGTTTTTACAGGTTTCACGACACAACTCCCCCTAGATCTCTCTCCTCTCTACATACAAATGTAAAAAAGAGGGGGGGGTAGTGATTCAGCATGATAGTCGATTACCATGCGTCGAGTCGGGTTTTTCTAAGTCTCTTGTGTTGTGTCTCACAAAGAGAAGGTCTTTACGTCCCATTTGGTTTAGTACCGTATTGACCAGGGCCACCCTTAGGTGGCAATGGAGTCTTGATAGTATGGCACAGTTGTCTGGAACCAGAAGACATTAAAGTCCTCTCCAATGGCAACATACCGTTCTATGTGTGGGCGCCCAGTGTCTGCTCCAGTGACACCGTTTGGATGTAGTAACACTTGCAGCAAATGGCGCTCGCCCTCATGCGGAATACGCAGAGGAAATGTAGGATCTGTAGTAAGATTCCTTGCTGTAGTGAACCTATGCGGGGAGTAAAACGGGAACTCAACCTCAGCACAGGGATTTTGTGACACAGGTGTAACAAATATACCTCCTTGTCCCGATTCAAGAAGGTTATTCAAAAATTTGTCGCCTATTCCATCCAGGATGTTCCAAAAGGCTGTATCATGACCTTCTGGATCACGTGCAACTCTAAGAGCTGCCTCTCTGAGTCCAACGAATGAATACTTGTACCTGATTCCCCCACGCCACCCGGCAAACATAGGTGTAATCCAATTAAGGAAAGTTCCCTGGTTTACATTATAACCATCAAAACCACTAGGGTTCTCTGGTGTTATTGCATATCCAGGGTAACGTGGAAGGGTTTCCAACACAAATTCGTACAATTGAACATTATCCGCGGCTTGTTCCATACGAATAACCTCCATAAAATTATATCGCTTTAATAGCGTTCTAAGCGACAATATCTTTTCTCCGAAATGTACACGATTAAGGTTGGGTATACCACTATCATGAATAAAATCAGTAGTGGTGGCTGCATGCTCAGGTGCATCAGCATCTTGTTGTTGATCTGTCACACCGACTTCAACTGCTTCGTTCCTCACAGCTATAGGAATTGGTGGATCTTTAAAGAAAGTCGAGTCAGCTATGACTTGATCGGTGGGGAGAGCGAGTTCGAAGTCGTCGCCAGCCGATGCAAAGCAAAGAATATACACTGGATCAGAATCACCAGGTGCTGCTAAGCTATCGACAATATCGATTGTAAGAGTGCCATTAGTGCCTTCAAGAAAATCATCAGCACCAAGGCCAAACAACCGAGGGAAGGGGAAAGTGAAAGTGGGTAAATATGAAACATCTTGACCATAACCAACAGTAAACTCAAAGTCTGTTTCCTGCGAAATGTCAATAATCTTCGACATGGCAACCGTGGTCTCGCCAGGTAATCCTTTTGGATCCCAAGCTACTCGTAAACGACCACGATGGTATTTAGATGCAACAATTGTGAACCTATATTTAATTGACCCACGCCAGTATTTGAACATGCTTGTAATTGCCGACATAACTGTCGGCATATAGCGAATTTGTCCATCATCTAGCGTATCTTCCACAATATTAGGGTGAACATTACATTTGAAAATTGTGTCTCCTTGAAGGAGTACTGGCGACCAAGGTGCAGTATGGAAATAAGTCTCCTTCTGCACCAAGTTGGCGATCGCCAATTCATCACACGCGTTAAGACCAACAGTACGCGGATCAATTGTAAGTTCTTGTTTAGAATCTAATGACAGCTTATGAACTGTCTCCGGTTGATCAGTGTTAGAAAGATTTCCTACAAACTCGGGTGTAAAATACTCTTTCTTTTCTAAAACCGGAGGCCTCGAATATCCAAACATTTTTGCCATCGTAGAGACAGCACCTGAGGCTACACTGGTGGCTAAAGCATAAGGTTTTAACCAGGGTGGTAAAATCGATGACATAACACCAGAAGCCGCCGAAATAGCAGCTGCTGGTTTTGAAACCGGTCCATCATCATCATATTCATCAACTGCTTCAGGAGTAACATAAATAGGTTTGTTAGTCGGAACTTTAAGTTCAACATTCTCCAACCATGCATAAACAGTCATATCAACTGGTGAAATAATTCCACCAGCATCTTCATTTGCATGATGTAATGGTGTAATCGATCTGATACAAAACCTACCCATACTACTCAAAGCATTAGATGTTAAATCAAAATATGGACGCGGCCAAAAGAATGGTGCCAATAATTCACCACCAGCGGATTCCGTGGGATTAATGTAAAAATGCATACGTTGCGAAGCCATCATGACAGCTTCCTTGTCAGTAAGTTCGCCAAGGTCTGTAGAGTCAGTAGGTCGCAATGGTTTATAAAAGCCAATACACCTCCCATAATGAAAAGGTGTACCGGCAACTGTAACCTTAATACGCATATCCGCGCGGAAATAGGCAAAATTTTCGATTTTCCTCAAGATTTCAGGCGTTTTGAGATATAAGTTCCATGGATCAATATCAACGTTAACTTCAGCCTCATTTGGCCAAGTCACACGATGTATGATTTTGGGGCGACTTAAAAATTCGCCAAGTTCCATTGGAGCACTCCCAGCCATTTTGAAAGTTTCATCTCGAGAAGGGTTAATCGAAACCCCAAATGCAGACGCATTATCATGCCACTGCAATGTCTGCGTTGTAAAATCAGCAGTGGTAGTATAAGAATTTAAAGTAGTCTGGCACTATGCAGTTGCTCGTTCGCCAGAAACATTGAGCAACCGGTTCTCCTCCGTATAGGTAATCCAGGCTAAACAACCTTGACTCCACAAGAAGTCTCCCTACCTACATGTCCTATCAAAAACACCAAAGGAACATGTCTCCTAAGTAACTACATATAGGTCCCCTCTTCAACTATATCCACAGAAAGCCCATGGGGGAACGGGCCACACAACAGGATTACTCTGCCTGGTATTCCAACCACCGAGCATATTGCTCAGAATAAGTCGGCCAGGTAAAGTCGGACAGAAGATCATGCTTTTGCGCGAGTTGCTTGCACCATGCGAGGCGATCATTATAGATTTCCTCACCATGCATAGACCACTCGAACAGTGCCGAAGAGATGTTAAGCTCCTGAATGGCTCGTTCTCGCTTCTTGTCCTGTGTAAAGTACAAAGACTTTACAATCGATTTTTCTTCCAGAGGGGCTACAAACCCTTCTGGTCGACGGGCGAAACCACGTTTACAAAACGTCGCAACACCCAACGGCACTCTCTCAACAACTTCAGTCGAATCCTTGATATCCAGTGTATACTTACAGCCAATCTTAGCTAAGACTTCCTGAAAAGCAACATGAGTTAGTCTGTCGTCCTTGGGTGAAATGACATTGTCATCACCCAAAACAACAAAACTAGCTTCTTCTTCTGGATCAACATCGACCCCAAGTATCGAGAAAATACAATAAACAATCAATATCCAATTCACAATTGAATTAATTATAGTCGTCAAAGGTTGTCCTGACATACCACCACCAACAAGTTGGACTAGTACATCATTGACAACAGCGATAGGTATTGTCACTTCACTGACGATAGCATACATGGCTTCGATCTCTTCAGTCGTATAATTCCCAGTCGCCATAGCGATAAGGATCAACAACTTCCAAGCCATTCGAAGTAACAAATTAGTCTGCTTCGTGTCAAACGAACTATAATCTCCAGGTAGAACACCCTTATCTCCACTTTCCTCTTCAAGGTGTTCAGCGATCTTTG